CAGCAGATACCATTGGTGATACTTCAACTACCTATGATAAAGAAATGCAAATTACTTCTAGTGTGCTTGAACAAGCTGAACTAGATTCTCCTAAAAGTGGGTATGACACTACTCGTCATTACATGCTGGCCACTGACACTGACGGCCAAGTATCTTTAATTACTGCGGACACAACAAACTTAGATGCTACGCTTGAGCAGGCTAGAGATGCCAATAGCAACCTAATGTGGGAACACGACCCTGCTACAGGTCAAGATAAACTAGACGAAAACGGAGATAGAATTCCGTTCTACTATCCAAGAACTAGTGCTGTTTATCAGAGTCCTACATACGACGGGCCAGGTACAGGCGACGGGGATGGTATTCCTCCAAACGGTATTGCATTTACTGCAAGTATTAGCTTTCCAATAAATCCAGCAGAAGGACAATTCCATTTGCGTACTGATTACATGCCAAAGAGACTATTTAGATTTAGTGGGACTCGTTGGGTTAAAGTTGAGGATCTAACTCGAATGACTATGAATAATATGGGGTACGAAGATGTAACGCCAGGCGGTTCACCGGCGGATGCATATTTAGATAAAGATGTAAGATTAACTCAAAAGACTACGTTTATCAATAACAATAAAGTCAATACTATTAACGGTAAGCAAGTTGAAGAAAAACAAAGTTTGAGTAAAGCACTACGACCTAAGGCAGACGAATAATGGATTTCTTTTATGATGGTCAGATAAGACGATATGTTACGCAATTCATGCGTGTATTCATAGGTTTCAAATATAAAACCGGGGACGGCACGTTGAAGCATGTGCCAGTAACCTATGGAGATATGACTAGACAAGTTGCTTCTCTTATTAAAGAAAATTCTGAAAATAAAATGTCATCTGTTCCTAAAATATCTTGCTACATTTCAGGATTAGAAATGGATTCTACTCGGTTAGCAGATGCTAGTTTTGTTAGTAAATTAAACATACGAGAAAGAGCGTGGGAAGAAGTTGACGGAGAGATTGAATATCAGAATTATCAAGGTGGCGGATATACCGTTGAAAGATTGATGCCAACTCCTTTTAAACTAAGCATGAAGACTGATATATGGACTTCGAGCACTGATCAAAAATTACAATTAACAGAACAAATTTTAGTATTGTTTAATCCTAGTTTAGAAATACAAACAACAGACAATTATATTGATTGGACTAGTTTAAGCGTGATTGATTTAGCATCAATTAATTTTACATCAAGGTCTATTCCTGTAGGAACTGAATCTGAAATTGATATATGTAGTTTAGAATTTAAGATGCCCATCTATATAAGCCCGCCAGCAAAAGTTAAGAAGCTTGGTGTTGTTAGAAATCTAATTATGAATGTATTTGGCGAAACCGGTGATGTTCTATCATTAGACGATTTAATTTATAATGACAGCGTTAGCGGAGGCAGAGATTCAGGTGGGGCTAATGTTAGATTGCCAGTGGTCAAAGGTGATTATAGAGTATTGCTGTTAAAAAGTAACAACGGTCAGGCAGGAGATTATGATCTGTCAATAGTTAATCCTAATGAAGTAGTTGCTACTGCTGGGCTGTTACCTCCATCTAAACTTGGAGAGCGATTAGATTGGGCTAAAGTGTTAGATTTATATGGAGGTTATATTCCTCAAATTAGCAAAGTATATTTCTTACAACCAGACGGAACCGAAATAGGCGGAACGTTTATTATCAATGAACTAGATCCAACATTAATGTTAGTTTCAATTGATGAAATTCCGTCTAATACTATTATTATCGGTCCAGCAAGATCGCCTAATCAATCGTCTACTATTGATGCAATTATTGATCCTTACAAATATAATCCAAAGAGGCCCAATAACGAAACTGAAGATCAAACAATTATTCCAGGAACAAGATTCTTAATGCTCGATGATGTAAACCCCAACGGTGCGAACCAAGACGGACCCGATGCATGGAAAAACTTAAACGGCAGCGATCCTATAATAAGAGCTAATACTATTATAGAATGGAGCGGTACTGCGTGGATTGATTTATTAGTTGAATGGGAAATTTCAAATTATCCTGTTAATAACACAATTGTTTACACATCAGGACAAATTGTAACCTACGATGGAGTGGCCTACAAGGCCTTGGCAAACATAACTCAAGCCGACAATGTAGTAATACCTGCTGACAATCCAAAATTTCAAATTACTTCTATTATATTTCAAAATTTGAGAACTGGGTTACAATACAGAAGAGATGGTTCTGGACAATGGTACAAGAGTTTTGAAGGAGAATATGCTTCAGGATATTGGAGATTTGACCTAGACCCTGCATAAGTATGTTCATGCAACAACGTGCCGGATTACTATTTTTATCAAAAAATAACAGCAGAATATTTCTCATTTTAGAAGATGAGAAATGGACGGTACCAACATTTCCAAGAAATGCAACATTACTTGAAGATGCTCAGCTTTTATTAGATCAATATTCTTCAGGTAAAATATTGCCTATCGAATTATATCTTAGTGAAGATAGAGGATTTGAATACGGTACATATGTGTGTTTAGTAGATCAAGAATTTTTAGTATCAAACTCACAAACCGTATGTTGGGCATCTCTTAATATGTTGCCAAAAAATTTACACGGTGGTTTAAAAACTACATTAAATAATCAACTAATAAGAGCGAAATTAGACACTATATTGGTGCTTGCAAAATGATACCACAACTACAATCAAACAAAAAATTTATTGATGATTACAAAAATTATCAAAAAAGAATCAACGAAGTCACTGATCCTAATCTTCAAAGAAAGATGACTGATTTGTTGCTGCAATTAAAAGAGCAAGTTAGTTACATAGATCGAAGCCACCAACAAATGTTTGTAACAGGAAGAATCTCCACTGAAATTTCTGAACTAAGAGCTAATTTAATTACTATTAAAAAAGACTTAGATCAGAAACTTCATGACTGGGATAAATCCAAATTTAGGCCTGCGCCTCTCCCCAGCGTAGAATAACGCTAGTTGGAACAGCAGTACCGCTAACTTTAAGAATATTAATAGCCAACACGTCTGGTCCGTTAGGGAAAGTACCTCTTCCACCAATCGCTGTTGTTGTTAATTCTTTAAGTGCGGTTAAGTCAAGAGTTGCACGATCACCTGGGTTTGATACGAACGCAAATACTTGTTCCCCCGGTAATGCGTATTGAGGATCACCAAATTCAAATGTTACCGTTCCTGCTGCATTAAGGGTAGTATTTGAGTTTTGAGTAAATGTAACTCGCCTTACGGTTGTAAATCCCAAAGTCCTGCTCTGTACGCCAGAAACTGATGTACCAGCAGGGAATGATGTAAATGCCGCTGCTACCCTAGTTCCTTGAGCTGCTCCAGACGAGTTCCAAGAAGCATTAGTAAAGAACAAATAGTTAGTGTTTGCATAAGATGCAGCTGTCTGAGGAATTTGTATCGTTACCGTAATTCCAGTGTTGTTCGGAGAAGTGGCGCTGGCGTTGGCATTCATAGTGATAATAGTGTATGGTGTGCCGCCAATTGTAATACCGTTTCGGGTAATATTTGTAATTGTTCTGTTACCTACTAGGTAGGTTGCCTGAATCAATAAATCTCCAATTTGTATTCCGAAAGTATCAAACGTTGATGTTGCAATAATAAATGTATTTCTATCATTCCTAAATGCACTAGCATACGTTGTTCCGCCAGTAGCTACTCCAGTCGCTGTAAAATTAGCTTGGACCGCTCCGTTGATTATAGCAGTAGATGTAGTTAACGGAGTACCTCCCCAGTTGACAGAACCGCCAAGTGCTATCTGTGCGAAACTTGGCTGGCCGCCTGCACCAGAACTTGACAATCCATTCCAAATAATGTTTGCAGGATTAGTTGGATAATTTCTTGGATTTAGAACTCCTTCGATAACGATGGCGCCTGTTCCAGTATCGGCCGTAACACCAATTTCACTTAATAAAAGCTGCGCTCTGTTTAATAGATCTCGCTCCCCTAAATCCCCAACCAATGCATTGGAAACGCTAGGTGCTAGTCGAATCATAAATGCTGTTTGTTTAGTTGTGCTTGCACTTAATCCTGTTGCGGCATAGTTAAACAAATAACCACGATCTTCATCAAACAGACCGTCTGTTAACAATGCAGAACCCCAGTGACTAATTGTTGGTGTTGTTGTAACACTTAACAACACAACTCCGGAATTGATATCATGCGGTGCTGCTGCCCCAGCAGTAAATGTTCTGTTTTGACCGGCACTAAAATTAGTCATAGATGCTGCTCGACTTAGTCCTAGCAAAGTATTTCCAGATTTTCCGCTATATGCGATCATTTCGTTATCGATATAAATGATTCCAGATGTTGGGAAATAGTAAGCATCTGTTAGAGTTAAGGTAGTCGACAATGCAGTTATAGCGGTTTTTAATTTACCTCTAGCTGAAATGTTTTCTACTTCATAGCGTACAGGTAAGTTAGCTGTCCTCATATATGCTTCTGTGTTTACGTTTGAGTTTCTAATTTTATGTAAGAACACAAATCTACCATCGGGACCTCTTAACATAAATTCAATGAAACCAGCAGCATACCAAGAGTATTGCATACCTAACATCTGCATACGCCACGGTAAAAGATTATATCCACTGGTACCGTTTCCGTCTAGCGGATCTAAATTCCAGTCTTCTTGAGGAATTATCATATCTTGAGTCAGACAGATCTTTGCACCTGTGATGCTGTTAGCCCCTCTCCAGTCTGGAGCCATGGTCAAACTAGTTTGGCTAGCAATAGAAGTTACGGTATGAGACATTCCTCGTAATACGATCTTATCGCCAACCTTTAATTGATCTTGAAATCTAGAACCACTTCCAAGTAAGACATTGCTTTCTGTTGTAGCAGAAACGGTTCCTGTTAATTGGTTTGTACTGCTACGCTTAACAACAGCCATTTTCTGTCCGTCATATTGATAAAACAATCCGTTTTGTTCATCAAATGCTCCAATCCTTACGGTAGACCCGTGCCATCTTTTTAGTACAACTTTACAATCTGGTCCTAATGATGCACTTGTCGTCGATAAAACCACTGCTGAACGAACTCTAAATCTTCGAGAATCGATAATACTTTCAACAATGTAATCTCCGTTATATTCAAATGAATTCATTCCGATGACTTCAATTTCTGCACCGGGCTGAAGTCCGTGATCAGTGTCGTCGGTGGTGAAAGTAATTAAACTATTAACCACGGTATCTAGAGCAGTGGCGCTGGATAAGTTATAACTTGGTGCAAATAGTCCACCAGTTGTGTACATAATACCTTTACCTGATTGGTAACGTACATATTTTTTACTTTGACGAATAGCTTGAGATCCGTGTGCTGGACCGCCGGTTCCTAGTTGAACACCTCCGTCAAACGGTCTATGCACAAAGAATGCATCAGGTCGAACATAAACTGATCCTGTAATAGCAGTTGTTGAGTCTATAAGACCGGTTGTTCTTGCAGGATATCTAAAAGCAGTTGGGCTAGTAACTTGTGTTATCACAAAAGGTCCGGATGCAAGAGCATGATTAGCAGATGTTAGGTTAACACTCAACGCTTGATTGGTGCTGCCAACTACTGCAAAAATTCCAAGGCCGCTGTAATTACCGTAAGCAGATTCTTCCCAAGTAGAGCTTGCAGGCAATGTTCTATCTAACCAACTTCCTGTTTCACCTGTAAACGATGTTAACGCTTGTGTGCCGCCGTCGGCGATTACTAAGAAACTATCGTCACCAAACGAAACGTTATTCCAGTTTGCGCTAGTTGGGAGTACAACCGCAGTCCAAGTAACTCCGTTGGTAGAAATCGCAGCGGCTGTTCCTGCTCTAGCTACAGCTAAGAATCTGTTATTTCCGTAAACTACAGATCTCCAGGTTGCACTAGATGGTAATGCCCCAGTTGCTACCCAGTTTGCACCGTTATCAACCGAATATGCAGCGGCTGTTCCGCCGCTGGCTACTGCTATAAAATATGCAGATGATCCAATAAGACCACCTGTAACATCTTCCCAAGTTGTTGAGCTTGGTAGAGTTGCTGCGACCCAGTTTGCTCCGCCGTCTGTACTATACGCAGCGGCTGTTGATCCAGATCTAACAGCAACAAACACACCATTATAAAATGTTACTGAAATCCAAGTTCCTGAACTAGGTAAGGTTGCCGCTGACCACGATGATCCAGCGTTGACGCTATATGCAGCGGCTGTTCCGCCACTAGCTACTGCTACAAAAGTTGGGGTAGTTCCAATTACACCAGCAGCAATACTAGTCCATGTTGCAGCACTCGGTAAATTTCCACCTGCACTCCATGTTTGACCGTCTAAAGAAAATGCAGTAGGTTGAGCACCTGACCTAACAGCAATAAATGTGCCACCGGCAAATGCTACCCCAGTCCATGATCCAGAAGCAGGTAGTGTTCTTGCTGTTGATGCAAATGCTGGAGCAGGAGTTGATGTGACGCTTGTTAAGATAGTTGTTCCTGGAAGGAGTCCATGATTAGAAGTAAAATCAACTTGGATGGTAGCAATAGCTCCAACATTCAATACCGTTCCATCAGATAGTTCGCCAGTCAATGCTTCACTGATAGTCAATGCAGGATAGATTGAAATCTCATCTCCTGCATATGCAGTTCCTGAAATTGTTGCGGTAGTAATTCCGCCTGTTAAATTTACTCCGGTTACCGTAACTACAGCATTATTTGCAGGTGTAGCACCATCTAAGTTTGAACCGTTGATTAAAATTCTATTTCCAATAGCATACCCAGTTCCTGAACCAGTAGCCGGTGTAGTAAATACCGGAGTGACTACGGTATAAGTTCCAGTTACTCTGGTTATGTTAAATGTTGCACTACTTCCAGTAACTGGTTGATTGGTTGCAGTTAACCCTGTATAGGTAGCATCGCCGGTTGCTCCTATAGGCTCTCCAACTATTTCATAGTCAACTATAGCATCTGTTCCAAACTGAACACCGTTAACTAAAATAACAATGTCGTTTGCTGTAGTTGCGCCGTCAAACGATGTACCATACCATGTTATGGTGTCTCCAGGTTGATACCCAGTACCGCCATTACTTAGGTTAATAGTATATGCGCCAGTACCGCCTTCTCTAATAACATCTACCAATGCTCCGGCACCGCCGCTGCTGGTAGTTGCGCTAGATGCAACGCTGGTATAGTTTCCTCCGCCGTCAATACTTGCACCGGAAGCTGAGAATCCTACAATCGCTCCGCCGGAGTCAACTTCAGTAACTGCAATTAAAACGTCATTAGCTGGACTTGCTCCTCCTAAATCAGTTCCTGCAATTAACAGCCTATCGCCTACAACATAATTAATACCGTTTGAGGAACTATCTTGAGAATCTGTTACAACATATAAGCCACCAGATCGTGTGACGTCAAATGTTGCAGATGTTCCAATTCCATCAATGTTAGCACCGCTAACGCCTGTATTAATTGAATTTGCACCTGTATATGTTTGTCCAATCTCTCCAGACAAATAAACGGTATTACCCTCTAATGAATTTATAAAGACTGCATTGTTTAGTCCGTCATCGATGGCCATTCCCTGTTGAACGCCAGTAAGATCTACTAGAGTAATATTTGTATCAGACGTATCTGTAATATCGTCTAATACATTGGCCACAATAGTTCCTGTTCCTACTACTCCGCTGACCGATGTACCTGCAGGAATTAACGGTGAACCTTGGATTGGAGAGCCGCCAGTTGGTGCTGTGCCGTCAAAGGCTAAAGAAAAAGACCCGATTGGGGTGTCAAATTTTGATGTTATGTTTAGATTAGATCCATTACTAGCTACAGAGAAAGTTGGTGCTCCGATTGACGAACCTGTATAAAATCCTGCTTGACGAATTTGAACGAATGTAGTATATAAACTATCTCCGTTGAAAACTCCAACTTTAGACGACGAGTAATATGTAAAACTAATTGAGCTTGGTACACTGAAAACTAAGAAAGATCCCTCTGCTCTCGAAAATCCAGAAATTGCAGGACTTAATCCTTTAACCGTAATCGGTTGTCCGGGGACGAACCCGTGAGATCCAGAAGTAGTTACGGTGATCAATGAGCTACCAAACCCTCCCGTATTGGTCGATGCATCTGTTATAATAGCAGTGACTGATAGATCAGTTCCTGGAACTTCATATAAGGATGGATAACTCCTAATCAATCCCAACGCTTGCCACTTAGTTGGCTGCAATCCGTACTCAAAGTCAGCGTCAAGCATGGCCTGCGGAGCAGCAACACGCATACGTTCAATGGCATCTGTGCCAAAGTCCCAAGGACGAATAGTCTGATAGGCTTCTTCAACAAATATTTGTAAATCAGTAGTTGATGTTAGCAAACTAGTATCTTCAGACAGCTTAATAGTTGTTATGGTGTCAGTAGCTTGCCACCATGCAGGGAAATCTAAATCACTGAGTAATTCACCATCTCCACTAGATCTGCCTTGTTTATACTCCATACTAACAGAATTAGTTGGGTCTGCAAAGTTATAAAGAATTTGACCCGTATTAGTATTTGTTATCAATAATAATTCGCTTGGTTCTATTTTTCCTAAAACTTTAATTGCACTTATTCCGGAAATTTTTGTAGGAATTGCTCCCGGACCGTTTTCTATAACGCCGCTTAACAAATTCCATAGGGTAGTATTTCTACTGCTAGCACCAGCTTCAGCATTTTGACCAACGTATTTGGTTTGTACCACAGATGTTTGATTATATGATGGCGATACCGTTGTATTAGTAAAAATAAAGTTGTTGATAATGTCTCTTAGATATTGCTGACCAGTTACTTCTGGACTAACATCACCACGGATCATTGGTTCTCCGTCGATGTGGAAGTAATCAGCAACTTGTCTAATTTTTACATTGCCGCCGTATCTAAGATCGTGTATTATTGCATCAATAAAAAATCCAACGTCTCTAGTGCATTTTTGACTAGCATACGTGTACCCTACATAAGGACTGATTTCATTTGTTATGTTGTGATTAATAAAAGCCACAACTTGAGCTTGTAAGAACGATTTGTTTGCCGTTAATAGTGCAACCGCATTAGGTAACAGATTGTCATCTTTTCCAATGCCTGGTTCAAATACGTATTTTCTAATTTGTTTTTTTGCCATTTTTTATCCTTATGCTCCAAAAGCGATTGCAAATGCTGATATTCTCGAATCAACATAATCTTTTCTTGTAGCGTGATTGATTTCTGTAGGTAGTGAAGAAATTTCTAAATTTCCAGTTACACTAACATCGCCGCCAACATTAACATCAAGTGTAACGTTGACATATCCTTGAACAGATAGTTCTCCTGTGCTGTCTCCAGGTCCAACATTTAAAGATTTAAAGTTTCCGTCGGCAGGATCTATTAAACCAATATCCATATTATTAATTTGGCCTGTGCCGGCAACTGAAGTTATTTCGATGTGACCGTTGACAACGTTGATGTAAGGAGTTGACCCTTGACCAATTGTAAAGTCTCCGTCAACTTCTAAGAATTCTAAGGTACCTAATCTAGTTAGACCGCTACCTTTGATAATAGGATCTAAGCTAATGATCGAATCACTAGCGTCAATAATAGGTATACCGTTAACTTCAAAACTTCCGGTAGTATTAATAACTCCAGAAACATTAAGGGATCCTTCCAGAGTTAGGTCACCGGATTCGTCAACAAGGAATCCAGGGCTACGGAAGCCGCTTTTCGACTCAAAAGGAATATATTTTACAGACATTTAGATCTCCGCTCTTTTAATCCAACTTCAACTACCACAAAGACTATGTGTATTTATGCTGGTTAAAAGTTTAGTATGGCGTGAGATCATTGATCGTATGATAATAAGTTGCGCTGAATATTAACTTTGAACCAACTAGCAATGATGAGTTATCGTATGTGCTGTCGTTGGGGCTACTAGCAGGGTTTGCTAATAATTGTAGTTTTGATGCAGTTACCACTGCTGTTAAATCTATTAAATTTTCGTTTAAATTTGTTCTACCATAAGTAGTTACGTTTGCTTGTTCTGGTCCTGCAACCACTAAACATTTGACCATTTCTTTTCTAGTGTTCCCTACATCAACTACAATGGTATATTCTGCGGCCATAAAATCGCCTACATACCATTCGTCAACAACGGTATTAGTTGTAACGCTTTGCCAAGGCCCTTTATAAGCTAGATTTACTCCGTTTTGTACACGGAGAGTATTTTTTATACCTTGAAAGAAAAATTTAGCGAAATTTAACATAGTAATATATTTATCATAAAACAAAAAAGCCCCCTTGGGGGCTTTTGTTATACCGATTTGTTTGGAATATGTACCAGTTTTCCGTACTCGGGTAAAAATAGATATTCAATATCTGAATTCCGTAGAGTCCAAATTGCATCATCTAATGTTTCAACCAAGGGTTCTCCACCTAAATTAAAGCTGGTATTAAACAAAATAGGAATACCAGTTTCTTCTTTAAATGCCTTGATCAAATTATAATAATGCTGATTTTGTTCTTGTGTAACCGTTTGGATTCTACAAGTTCCATCAACGTGTATAATGCTTGGAATTTTTTCTGCTACGCCGGGTTGGCAGTTTACAGCATACATCATAAATGGACTATCCTTCATGCCTCTGAGATCGAACCATTCGTGAACATCGTCTTGTAAAATAGTTCCGGCAAATGGGCGGAAATATTCACGACGCTTAACCATGTTTACATAATCCTTTCCATCTTCAAAGGTAGGATCAAATAATACCGAACGATTGCCTAATGCTCTAGGTCCGTTTTCACTGCGTCCTTGAAAAATTGTAACAATATTCTTTTCACGCAAGAGCTTAACAACATCTTTGTATGTAGCATCAGTAAGCGTTTCTCCACTGCTTACTTTGCTAGAAATTTCATCATTGGTATATGAATGAGGCAATCCAAGATACAAAGTATTGTGACTACGTACCGTCATATCATCTTGCATGCCGTGCCAGAACATCATAGCAGCACCCATGGCAGTTCCTGCATCGTTACTAATTGGTTCTACATATATCTCAATTCCATCGTCTTTCAACTGCTCAAGATACCAATAGTTTGCAACACAATTTAATCCGTATCCGCCACTAATAACTACACGCTTTTTACCGCTCATCTTAGCAGCCTTGCGTATTAATCTTAGAACTTGTTCTTGTGTTTGTGTTTGTACAGCATAGGCCATATCGCGACGATTGTCCATATATGTAACATCGTCGTGTGGGTTTTCTGGTTGCTGTTCAATGTAGTCAAACAAATTCATGTTTACGGTACTGCTCATCGGATAACGTGGAACAAATAAATTTCGATTAGTCAACGGAATTTTAGATGTCTCATCAAAAAATGCAGGCACAGCAGGATTTTCTTTTCCATAAGGAAATAATCCCATAGTTTTTCCTGCTTCGATTGCAGAAAATCCGCAGTACTCAGTAACTGCTTCATAACACTTTACAATGCCTGCATGATCACTGATCCACGCTTCGTGAGTTTCACCGTCTTCGCCTAGTGGGCTAGAATCAAACTCCGGAATATAAACTCCTGGAATAGGATCTCTTGCTCCGTAATGTTTGTATAATGTCTTGAAGTTTGCAGGGTATTCGCAATTAACAATGGACTCTACTTCCCACAACCATGTAGGAGGTTGATTTTGTCCGTTCATACTCATTGGATAGAACGTACCTGCACCATCAACAATCAACGCAACTGCATCAGTCCAACCGCTACGGTAATAGGCACAGGCAGCGTGTAACTTATGATGCATAAAACTTAAATCAATTACCTGTGGATGCTTGTGTAAGTCAGGAACTTTTCGATCTATCAATCCTAATTTTCTTGCAAGACCGGTGTAAACATCATCACCGGTATAATCAATTTTACCAGCAGTTTCTTGTAGATTTTGTGTATGTGCTACAACAATATAGTCGAGCTTATCAGTATATTCTAATATCTTAACCATTGAGGCAAACGGGCCGCCATCATATTTTTGACGGCTTAATCTTTCTTCTTCTATAGAAAATACTACCTCACCGTCTTTTAGTAGGCACACTCCTGCATTGTGCCCTCGGGCAATTCCAGCAATCCATACGGATTTCTTTTGTTTTTTATCTGCTATTGAAGTAATTGTCATTCTTTTTTTCCTAATACATGGTTTACCACTAGGGTAGTTATTTCGTCGTTCATAGTCATAATATTTTCATTTTTTCGATCAACTCGATCATCTGGTAAAATCCTAATAGGACTATACTCGCGGTTTAGTTCTCCCATGTCGAGAATATCAACTCCTTCAACATCAGGATATGATACGTTGATTGGGAAAGTCGATCCAGTGACTACGGTGGCTGGGGTATCTACACAATAGGCTAAATGTTGTCCTAAACTATCGCAACCTAAAAATGCATCTGCATATTTAATTATTGCAGCCCATACACGCATATTAACATTTTCTGGCATTGCAACTTCGTCTTTAAGTTTGGCTTCTGATAGGTCTACTTTAAATTCACTCATAAAAATTATGGCATAATCTTGGAGTTGTAATTTTTTCACAATGCTTTTTACATCTTTAAGTTCGAAACTACGTGCAGTTTTATCAACCAAAGTTTCATCAATGTACTCAATACTGCGACCAAATGGTTGAAATACTACTAATTTTTCTTTCTTTAACTTTTTCTTAACTTCACTGACAATAGAACGACCTTGAAGTAGTTCTTCTTTGCTTAGTTTCAATGTAGGCTTAGGCATTGGACGAATGCCTTTGTTATTAATTTGTATATCAAATGCCTGTGCAATAGAACATTGCTGAGTGTAGTATTCCCAAATCCTATAAGGTTCGGTTGTAATGATATCTCGATGTGTTAATTTGTCTTTGAATAAATTCTTATGCCATATATCAAAGACTCTGTCTTCTAATGTTGGGTGTCCTTTAAATATTTCGGACCCGCCTTCACAGACAATAATGAAGTCTTTATCATCTGATTCTTCTTGATATTTTTCAAATGCCGGAATAGAACTAACCATTCTACCAGCCCCGCCATTTACAAAAAATGCTTTTGATCTTGCCATTTGACCTCCAAAAAAATAAGCCTTGTGCCTATTATATAGCATTTCTGCTCTAGGCGCAAGGCTTATCTTGGTTTTTTTAAATTTATGTTAAATCTAAAGAAGGTTGTGGAGGAAATGTAATTTTCCAATGATCAACACCAGCGTAACGGGTTGAAATGCTTTTTAGAAAATCTCTATGCGCAACAATTTTTGCCATTTTGTCTGCAGAATAGCGATTATCTAGACACGCCCTTTCAAAAGTAGATAAGTTAGCTTCTACTGATGCTAAAAAATCACTAGTAGCTACCGCATGTACACGATATCTAGGACGAATATATGTTTTTGTAGCGTTATTATACTTTAGATCATTTACATAAAACGGTTGATTTACCGCACTTTTATAATCATCGTAATGATAAATCCACTTTTCGCCTGTAGGCAACGTTTCTTCATGATCTACAACCTCATCATGAGTATAGTTTCTTGTTAGATATGCTGCTTCCCAAGTGTTAACATCGGCATCTAATACCACTTGAAAAAACCCTTCTTCATTGTATTTAAATGTTTCAAGGTCTTCTAATGATTCTAGTGCTCTTTCAACACAGAATAAAGTTCCGTCTTTATCATTAAATTTCAACAACAAATATCTAGGACCGTCATAAACACAATTAACGGTTTTGTTAAGTTTGGTTGTTGTCTTATAAGGTTCGTCGGGTAAAACCGTTACAAATGCTTTTTCCATTATTTTATTACCTCTCTATAAATGTAATTCTTACTAGGCCAAGACCGCCACGCCAGCCGTTGTCTCTAACGTCGCCGCAGGGTTGTGCTGGTAGTCCGCCTGTACCTGTTGGGAAGTAAGGAATACATCCCTGTGTATCGTAGCAACCGCAGGCTCTTGTTGAAACCCAGCAGTAGGTTGCAGGAACTCCCCTGTTTGGAGAACGACTCATGCCGTTCAATGTATGGATAAATTGATGATATCCCATGCCAGACCAGTTGGACCACCCGTTATCTGCTTCAACGCCGTGTGTAACAACACCACCATTACATGCAAATAGTCCTGGAGGAATTGCCACGTGATATTTGGTAGAGCAAGGGCAATTACCGTAGCATGTGTGGAATGTGGCACAACTAAATCCACCGTTCTTGTTAATGTCGCCGCCATAGGCTTGCGCACAGCATGAACCAGTTCCTGAACCATAATTACAAACAATGCCGCAACCAGCAGATCCAATAACGGTTCCGCAGAAATTACCGTTTAAGAAACAACAGAATATTGCAGCTGATCCAGTGTTACAAAATGTTGTACCACCGCGTCCACCTTGGGCACACATACATCCGTCGATAGCAGAACCTGTAATAGGATTTCTACCAAACCAACACAGACATGTTGCTTCTGAACAACCTCTGAAACATAATGTATCTGCATTATTACAACTACGACCAGTTCTACCGCAGACAATACATCCTGTATCTACACAAACACATTTTCTAGAATATGCTCCTGGATTTCCAGGAATACCGTGACCGCAGCAGCACATACGAGCACCACTACCGCCTGCGCCCCAAATTTCTACAATTGCTTGGCCTCTAGCTGGTGCTGTCCAGCAAAATCCACAACATGCTACCGTATATTCAGTAGCATCAGTGAAGGCCCAAATTTTTCCTTTTTCAAGGTTAGTTTCGTCGAGTTCGATTTGATCTAATTTTCGCTCGACTAATGTTTTTAATGTAGCCATTAGTATCCATCGCCTCCATCTGTTGGAATATATTTAATTCTTACCATACCCATTCCACCTCGAGCAGCGTGGTCTCTAACATCACCGCATGGTTGTGGGCCAGCGCCCGGCATGCCGTAGGGCATAAAGTTCATACATCCATGCATGTTGTAGCATCCGCAATGTGTAGCACCAACCCAACATGCTCCGTAAGAACCATGGGATGGCTGTCTTGATAATGATGCAATAGCAGTGATTTGGTTTCCTTGAGGTCCACCTGACCATCTCTGTTGATGAGAATCACCATCTGTGTAGAAAGAAATCGTAGCACCTTCTGTAGCATACACTCCAGCCGCTGTTGTAACGTGATGTAAGAACTGACATGGGCAAGTTTGTAAGCATCCTAAGAAGTCTACACAACTCCAACCACCGCAGCAATTGATATCGCCACCATATGAACAAGCAATAAATCCAGCGCAGTTACTACACCAGTTACATATTCTTCCGCAGGCGGAATAAGGAAATGCACACATATCGTGGCCTTGACCAACTCTGTTTCCGCAATGATAGTTTGTTACAAAGCAAGAATATGCAGATTTAGTATCCATGCAATATGAAAGTCCGCCTCGTCCGCCTTGAGCACATAAACAACCCCTGCTCATTCCGGCTGCGCAGCATGTATCGCTTGCGTTTGAAAATTTAGTAAATCCCGATTCTGGTCTTGTCCTAGTATTATAATCACCAGGCATGCCCCAGCTGTCGCCCCAACCCCATGGATTATTTCCTTTCCATGAAGTTTCATCGTTAGGGTCAATGCCGTCATTGTAAAGTGCTTTAGGAGAACATCCAAACCAGCAAACACAAGTTGCCTCGGAACATCCTCTAAAACATAGATCGTCAGCATTGTTACAGCTACGTCCAATATATCCGCAAATATAATTTCCTAAACATACACAAATACATTTCTTTGTATATGCTGGTGCATTTCCAGGTAAGCCAGTTCCGCAGCAACACATTTCTGCTCCAGATCCAGCTGCACCCCATGCTTCAATAATTACTTTACCGCATCCCGGTGCTTGCCAGCACCAGTTGTTACAGAAACCTGAATACATGTTTCCGTCTGAATAAACCCAAATACGTCCTTTTTCAAGGTTATCTTCGAAGGTTAATTCTCTGTTACCTAATAATTGAGATAATAAAGCCATGTTAGTAAGCGCCTCCGAGTTTACCTTGATTTTGTTCCATTACTCCAGATCCTCGGTAGGTTAATCTAATAGCTCCCATACCGCCTCTCTTACCGTGATCTCTCACGCCTGGACAAGGAAATGGAGGGCCGCCAGCTACACCGTAAGGCATAAACACGTAGCATCCTAATGTTTCATAGCATCCGCAGGCCTGTTGACCGTTATAACATACACTCCATGGCATACCACCACTCGGTGATCTTGACAATGAATTTAGTGCATATGCGGCATTATGATGTCCCATACCTGACCATTCAGAGTATTGTGGATCGTCATCGTGTGTATAACCAAAATGTCCTCCGTCCTGACTGAAAATTCCGGAAGCGTAAGGAATAAATGATTCTGTTGAGCAGATGCAAATTGCGTAGCATCCTTTAAATTGTGCATAGCCAATACATCCGCATTTGTTGATGTCGCCACCATAACCGCAGGCTAACCACGCACCGCTACAATGGTTACATACTATACCGCAATTGTCAACACCTGTAAATTTGGTAGTACAAAAGCCTGCTGCCGTATAACAGCAGTACGCAGAAGAACCAGTGGTACAAATTGCTGTGCCGCTACGACCGCCTTGGGCACACATACATCCGCCGGTGAATCCACATAAATCTCTAGCATTGCCCCATCTTAGATAAGAAGCAACGCTACATCCCGAATTACATAGATCGTGAGCATTACATGCCTGACCTGGGCAACCGCAAATGTATGTATCTGGCCAAACTGCAATAGTTTTTTTAGAGTATCCAGGAGCGTTTCCAGGTAGTCCAAATCCACAACAACACATACGGGAACCACTACCTGCTGCTCCCCATACTTCCATTGTTAGTGTTCCGCAACCTGGTGATCTCCAACAATACATAAAGTCTGATCTCACACATGCAAACATACTTGGTACGGTGACTACCCAGACCTTGCCCTTTTCCAAGTTTTCTTGGTTGCCAGCAATCTCTCTAGTAGATAATAGGTCTGATAATTTTGCCATTTTTAATTCCTAATTATGGTCCGATAAACACCCAGCCAAATGTTGCGCCGGAATAAATCAAAGTTACTGCTGCATTGTTTAAGTTCAATACTAAATCTTCTGTAAGGTTTTGAATCTTTTGTCCATTGCGAGCAAGAGTTACATTGTTAATACTAAATGTACCAGCAACATCGATGACTTGAATTGTGTCACCGTCTGCTGGAGAACTTGGTAGTGTTAATGTAAATGCGCTGCTTGTGGAGTTTGCAAAAATCCTTTCACCGGCAGTAAGGGTTGCAGAACCAGTTAAAGTTCTGTTAGTTACGCCTTCTGCGCCAAAGGATGATACTTGTCTGCCCATTTTATGTTATCTCCTAAATTATACCGTTGAGGTCTCAATACCAAATACACTCACTGAGGTATTTGCATTGCTGGCGTATACAACAAGACGTTTTCCTGCATCCATCATAATACCAGTTCTTTCTAATACACCGTTTGCACCAACTACTGCATCATACTCAATAAATTCAGCTGCTGTTGGTGTAGTTGATGCTGCTAAAGCGACCCTCAGTGCTACCGTGCTAGACGATCTATTGCAGATACTTAATGCTAAAACCGTGAAGGTTGTAGCAGGTACCGTATATACCGTTGTATATGTAGCTGCGGATGGTGCCGCTTGTCCTAATAATCCTGTTGCCATTATCGAATCTCCATCAATTGTTCAATAAAAAGTAATTTAACACAAGGGCATCACCGCCTATACCGCCTTTGAAGTTTACCTTTGTATTTATGTTAATCTGTACATTTGTTGTTGTAGCAATAGTTTGCCCAGCTATGTAAATAACACCTGCTGTGAGGGTATTTACGTTCAAACTAGAACCACCGCCACCAATTTGGCTAGTAATGTACGCTCTGATAGCTCTTTGTGTTGGAATAATGCTATCTGAATCCTGTGTAAAGAATGGATCTGTTGAGAATTCTGTAATTGTTGCACCCGAACCTCCGAGTGCTACAGAACCCAAACTTAACTCATTCAATCCAGCAATATTAAACGCATCAGCATTTAATGTTGCAACACCAGTTGATTGCTCAACGTTAAACAATCCGCCAACTCTAAAGTTACCGTCTTGGTCAGTTGATGTATAGAATACACGACCACCTAACGATTGTTTATACTCGTTCGCCGGAATTGGATCACTAAATGGCAACCCTGGATAGTTAGTATTGGTAAAGTTTCCAGTACCAACATCTAGCAAGTCATGTCCAGTTAAACGTACCTGTGAATATCTACGTCTAATTACGGTAGCTGTTTCATGTTCTGGTGCTTCTGCTGCACCAATTGCTGGACTTAACTGCAATGTAGCATTATATGTGCCATCTGGATTTGTAACCAATGAAGTTACATTAACTAATCTATACCATACATCGTCAATACCTGCAATTTGTACGTTAGAACCTGCCTTAGGAACATCAGTTAAATTCTTAAATCCAACAAAAGAACTAACTTGATAATTGTCAGCATATCCGTTTCCAGAAACTTCAGCTGACGCTGCTGAGAATCCAGTTCCTCTATTGATAAACGTTGGTTGAGCTATTGCACCGGTTCCAATTCTAATTTGCAATGTTGCATCAGAACCAATATTGTTTGGATCGGTTATAGTAGCTGACGGAGCAGTTACGTATCCAGAACCTGGTTCGTGTATCCAAATTTCATATAACCTTTCATCTAATACATAAGCTCTTGCTCTTGCAGTGGCACCTTGACGAATATTGAGCACTCCCAGAGAGTCTGCACCTAAAACTACCCATCTTGGATTACCTTGATAATTTCCTAATGCACTAGCCACATACGACTTGCTGGCTAATGAAGTCATTGACCCACTACCCGAACTTAACACAAAATTAGAACCACCTTTAGTTGACGACACGGTAAATTGTGTAGAGTTTGGTACACTAGTTACATAATAGTATGCATTGTCAAGAAGCCCACCAAATCGTGTACCACTAAATCTAATTCTATCATTTACATTCAATCCAGCTGTGCTTGCACAAGTTAATAAATTAGAATTCAACACAAAATTCAAACTTGCTGCGCTGGTTGTACCGCCTGTGGCTAATACTGCATTTCTATCGTTTCCATAGGCTGCTGCTGCCCAGTTTGCTGTTGAGGACAATGTAGATCCTTCGACCCATGTAGTTCCATCTGTAGAATATGCTGTTCTATTTGAGTTGTATGCAAATGCTGTAAATGCACCTCCTCCATAGACAACTTTATTCCAGTTTGCCGCTGCACCTGGTAGAGTTGCTGCTGTCCAGGTTGTTCCGTTAGTAGAATACGCTGCTGCTGTTGAAGTACCAGCTGTGCCGCCGGCAATCGCAACAAATCTTCCGTTGCCAAATGCAACATCAGACCATAAATCCGAACTTGGTAATGTTGTACCCGAAGTCCATGTTGATCCAGCATTTGTTGAATATGAAGCGGTTTGGCTACCGGTTGCGTACCCAGAAACAATTACAAAATAATCAGTTCCACCTATGTTACCGTATGCAATTGCGCTGTTTTCTGACGAACCGCCGGAAATTGCAGCGTTGGTCCATGTTGTGCCGTTAGTAGAATAATTGATTGCTGCCGAATCACCTTTAATAGCAACATATCGTCCAGCACCATATGTCATATCTTTCCAGAAACTATTAGTTGTCATAGCGTTTGCAACACTAGACCAAGTAATTCCGTCTGCTGATGTAGCAGTATCGTTTGTTCCGCCGTTGCCACCAATTAACGCCACATACTGGTTAGTTCCGTTATATGCTATGGTAGTGTATTCCCAGTTTGTTCCAGAAAGAGGTAATGTTCCAGCAACCCATGTTTCTCCATTGGTGCTGTATGCTGTTAATGCTGTAGATCCCACACTATCATAACCAACCGCAACAAATCTTGTTCCAGACCATGTAACATCAGTCCAATAACCGGATGCAGGAAGTGTTCTAGCTGTGTAATTTGCTGGATTTGTATTTTGAGCAGTTGATGTAACATTAAATGATACATGAGAACCGTCTCTTAGTGTCCATGTTACACCGTCTGGTGAACTTGCAGCATAATCTCCGTTGCTGGTTACGTAGAATACACCTTGGCCGTAACCAATACTAGTCCACTCATACAATCCTGGCAAGTTGCTCTTGTACCAAGTTGCGCCATCAAAACTATATGCTGCCATTGCAGAGCTATCAGAAATTGCAACATAACGTCCGTTACCGTAGGCAATGTCTACCCAATTAGATTCTGTTGAATCATCATTGCTTGGTAGAGTTGTTACGGTCCATGTTGCTCCCGAAGTAGAATAAGCAACGCTGTTGGAGAAGTTACCTTCAACTAGTACAAATCTACTAAATCCATATGTGATTGCTTTAGCGCCAGATGCTACGCTGTTAGTAGACCATGTTGCTCCACCGTTGGTAGATACCGATCTAAATGCTAAACTTGAATCGCTTTCTGCAATTGCAACAAACGACCCGTTACCGTAGGCAACATCACACCAGTCAGCTACTTCATTTAATGATGCAATAGTCCAGTTAATACCGTCTAAGCTATAGGCTGAAACTGAGCTTTCTCTAGCAATTGCAACATAATAACTAACATTGCTTACCACTCCGTATGCTATCGCAGTCCACTGATTACTTGCACCAGGTCCTGTTGCTGTTGGTAAAGTTGTTGCTGACCAAGTTACTCCGTCTAAGCTGTACGCACCGGTTGCAGAACCGTTAACTAAAGCTACATATTTTGCTGTCACTGCTGTTCCGCTAGCTGTTACAGATGTAATAGCACCGCTTGGATTTGTTGCAGTATCAACGGTAATAGTTAAATCATTAGCTGGAGAAGTTCCACCTAGAGAGGTGCCTGCAATAGTTAGTGTGTTACCTACAGCATATAATGCACCACCAGCTAGTACTTCAACTGAATATACTCCCTGACGTCTTGTAACATTAAATGTTGCTAGAGAGCCCGATCCACCACTTGCACTTAATGCTGTATAAGCAGCATAACCATCACCAAATACTACATCAGACCAATTTGCCGAACTTGGCATAGATGCTAAGGTTTTAGTAAATGGAGGTGCTGTAAGAACGATTCTCGGAGTGATTTCGTAGCTTGTTGTTACATCTAATGCTGCTTCAATTGGAGTTCCAGGAACCACATGATCCCAACCGGCAGTTCCTGTTGATTCTTTATAAACGGTTGCAATTTTAGATCCTGCATTATATGTATTAATATAACCGTATTGACCTGCACCTGTTCCCGATATAATATAAATGCTCATTCCGGCATATGCACCGCTTCCGGCAATATCTGCCGCAGCTAATGTAATTTGTGTTGTATTACCAGCTTGTGCTAAGTTAGCAGCAGTAAGATAACCTTCGCCACCTGTGCCAGAACTATCACCTGGGTCTGTTAACCTTATATTGAACACAGCCCCATCTCTAAATTCATTCGCCAGCGTTGACAAACCTGATCCCGATCCGGAAGTTGTGATTGTTGCCTGACTATATTCAGAACCGGCATTACCAAATTCATAAATTAAAACATCGTCCCCGTCTGTTATCACACTTCTAACATCGGCTTCTTCCCCTCGATTATTAATTTCACCTTCGATTGGAACTTCTGTAATATCGACACCTTCAGCAACACAGCCAAAGGTACCGTATGAGGTGTTACCATTAGTAGCACGGATCTTACCGCCATTTTCTGCTAGATATCCAATGTGTGCATAGTATGAGAACACAGAAACAAGTTCTGCTCGTCCTAAGTTAGTAATCCATGCACCAATACCATCGCTAATAACTTGTGTAAAGTCGTTGGAAACGATAGAATCGTTACCGCCAGCATGTAATGATCCGTCGATCTTTTGACCAGTTGCGCCCGTACCAAATGTTGTAACGTTTTGTACATAAGTAGATCTTGAAGTTACCCAAGTTCTATTGTCGTTTGGACCCCAACCTGGATCTAGAGAAACATAAGCGCCTGCACGAGGTCTTTGTGTTCCGTATTCATTTGCCGGTAACAATGCACTTTGTACTCCAGTTTGGTCTCCGTCTGAGCTACCATCTAGTCCTGTTACGGTTTGATTTCTTACTCCGCAACCATTTCGTACCAAATACATATTTTCTAATTTAGAACCAGTAAATGCATTTCTATAATATTTTGCCGCATACACAGATTTATAGTTTCCTGTGTAGACCATGTCATATGCGATTGCTTCAATATAGTTTCTAACGTCGTTCTCACAGCTATCAGAATTGTATTCCCATTTGAGGGTCATTGTTCCTGAAGCTGTAGTTAATGTTTTTACTGCACCGCCTAATGTATCAGATATTTTTAAAGTAGTTGGATTAACTACGGTATGAACGTAATATGTCGTTGCTAATACAACGCCACCAAATACGGTACCTGTAAATCTAATAGTGTCTCCTGCTACCATCCAGCTGGTGTCTCCAACGGTGATAGTATCGGTACCGGCACCTGTTGTAGCTGTAGCTGTTGTTATAAATGTTGTATCAATATAAGCATTAGATTCAGCTACTAAAAATTCTTTGTTCAATAGCAAAATACTTGCACCATTAATTACATCAATATCGGTAGTTGGACTATTTGTTCCAACAATAATCGGTTCTGTTCCTGTATTCGCATAAGAAATAATATTATCCCAAATTTGTTGAGCTAATACAGAAGCACCCGTAGCAACAACCTTGCTACACTTAGCAGATATAAAATCTAAAATATCTTGAGTTGCGGCTAATTGATTTGCTATAACAACTCCGGTAGACGTAATGCCTCTACGATATGACATACCGGCTTTGATAGAATTAAAATTAGAACCAAACATTAAATCAAAACCAAGTGCATCAACAATCAATCCAACGTCTCTTGAACAAGTAGATTCGTTAAATTCTAAGGTTGGATATTCTCGTTTAATAAAGGCCAAAGAATCACTCTGAATAGTTGTTCTAAATGTAACTAATGCTGTTTTGGCTTTTAATAAACTTGCTGATACCCAAGACTCGTCTGGATTTATAGTTACCGGATAGCCAACATCTGTAGTGTCGCCGTCTACGGTAATAACATCAATGATATTTTGAATTCTTTCTTCACCGAATGCTGCTGCAAATGCGTTACCGGCTGTGCCGCTTACATCTTGAGTTTCAGCATTTCCTGAACTTGGAGTGATTGATGTTTCTGTAATAACATCGCCAACAATACTCTTAAGGTGAGCGTATGCTGCCAATGTTTCTTCTTTTTCGCCATCGCCAAATGTTGCTGCACCAAAGCTGTAATATGCTTTAGCAGCAATCATTGTTTGATAATTTCCACCATAGGTTAAATCATAACGCATTGCATCAAGGATATAACCAACGTCTCTAGCACAAGCAGCCGCATCATATGTAAATGACCCCGAGAACGGAGCAATAGATCCTGCAACCTGTACTGCTATCCACGCAGTAATTTCTGCTTTGATAAAGTTTGTGTTTGCTAAAATTTGTGCTCTAGCATTATCATATGTTGAAGTTGCTCCGGTAGGATTTCCACTAGATGCATACTCAACTTGAGTTAATGTTGAACCCCAGTTTGTTGGACTTGGAATAACGAATGCATCAACTGCTCCAAGACCGTTAGTTAAGATGTCTTTGATTTCTGTAACATTGTTTACCACACTGGTTACGGCTGCAGAACTTCCTACATTACCTTCATTCTGACTTGTGGTATCTTGTGTTTCAGTGTTACCTGAGGTTGGAGTTACTGCTGTGTTTGTAACAATTTCATCTGTGATAGATCTTAAATGAGTTAACGTAGCGATAGATTTTGCTTTATCGTTGGTTGGAACTAATTTTCCAGCTGGGCTGACTCTCGATGAGCGCAATTCATCGCCTACTATTGCTGTATTAGCTGGTACTATAATAGGAAGAACTTCATAGTATTGACCTGTTTTTACTTGTATAGTAAAGTTAGGAACATCTACAGCTGGTAAATCGTCAAGATCGCCTGCTGTTAATGCATCTGTTATGATACCCGCCAATGATTGACAAATAGCCAATGCACCAACTTCTGCTGTATAAGTTGCATCAATTATTTGTAATGTTCTATCTCCTGCAGAAATGCCATTTAGTGCTTGGTAATTTTGTGCAGGTGCTGTGTTACTAAGTACATTCCCCATTAGTGTTAGGGAATAATTAATAGCAGCAACTAATTGTTCTTCTTCGTCGCTGATAAATGTTTCTAACACACCTAAATCTGTAAAATACGATTCTACAGCTTCAATAGTTTTTACATTTCCTGTATGGGTTAAATCATAAACAATTGCATCTACAATTAATCCAGTATCCCTTTCACACAATGCTTGACTATCGTTGACAAATCCTGCCCAAATTCCTGTGCCTGCTGTAATTTGCGCGATGACCCATTCGGTAACTTCTCTTTGAATAAATGCTCTATTCATTTTTAACAAATATGCAGCATTAGGATTTTCTGTACCTTTTTCGATTTGTTCAGCAGCATATCTTATGCTTGCCCAAGGTTTATCAATAGTTGAGCCGTAAGTTGGTGCTGGAGAGTTTACACCGTGAGGTGCAACATACCATACATTTTCTACCTTACCAAAATATTTCCATGTTGGTAAGCCAGTGTCAACGGTTAATACTTGACCTTCGTCACCAATAGGCAGTCTTGTTGGGCCGCCTCCCGAATAATAAACTAAATCTCCAGTTGTAGTTAATACTGACTCTTCATTACCGGCTGTTAACAAATTCCAATATACACCAGTATTGTCGTTGTCCGGGCGGTCCGCTCCTGTAGTTGAAGTGTGTGCTAATACACAAATATAACTATTTGGGCCATATTTAACTGCGTCGCCTAACACATATGACGTTGCACTGGTCCAATCGCCTTGCCAGTCGATACCTTCGTTTAACTTACTCCAATATGTTACATTAGGAGGAGTTTGATTTGTATTGTCTGCAATTGCAACATAGGTAAATCCACGTAGTCTTACAATTTCGCCAACTTTATATGCTGTTGCACCGCTCCAATCGCCCTGTAGTCTAAAACCATTAGAGAACAAATCCCAATCTGTGGTGTTAGTTGATGGTTCAAAACTACCAGCTGAAATGTGAGATGTTTTTGCTATGTAACTATTTCCACCATAACGTACTATATCGCCTGGTTGGTAAGTAGTTCCTGATGTCCAGTCGCCTTCGAATTCAATACCCTCTACAAACTGATTCCAGTTTGCAACATCACTAACGAAGCTGCCAGAAGCAGTATGATTAGTAATACAGATAAATGTTCCCCCACCATACTTAACAACGTCATTTACCTTGTATCGAGTTGCGGTGACCCAGGTTCCTGTGTATTCAATTCCTTGATTAAAGTAATCCCATTTGCTTTGATCAAGTTCAAGTCCAGATGATGCAGTAGCAGCAGAAGTGTGGCCGGTATTACACACATAGGTAGTTCCGCCGTATTTTACCAAATCACCAATTTTATATCTTGTGGTAGTGCTCCAAGCACCTTTCCAGTCAACACCTTTAGAAAATATATCCCATTTGCCTTGATCTTGTTCTAGTCCCAAAGCATTTGTTGCTGCTGCTGTGTGAGCAGTATTACATAGATATGTTATGCCACCATACTTTACCAAGTCGTTAACTTTGTATGTAGTAGCTGCTACCCAAGCGCCTTTCCAATCAAACGATTCGGCAAATAGGTCCCAATCAGATTGATTTGCTTCTAATGTTGTAGAGCTAGTGTGGCCATCGTTACATATGTAAACATATCCGCCATATTTTACAATATCGTTTTCTTTATATAGAGTAGTTTGAGACCATTCACCTTTCCAGTCTTGGCCGTCACTAAACTGATTCCATTTGGTTGGAACGTTACCTAAGTCGGTATAAAAATCTGCTGCGGCTGTGTGACCAGCTACGCAAAGATATGTTCTACCCCCGTATGCGACGATATCGTCTTTGTAGTATGTTGTACCGGTTGTCCAGTCGTTTTTCCATACAAATTTAATTCTACCTAGTTTAAATTCAGCCATTTATAGCTCCATATTCTTGCATTAAATCATATTTATTCCAAATCTTAGTTAGCATTAAAAGCTCCCGGCGGAAGTAAAATAACTTAATGCCAACCACGATCCGTCTATTCCACCTTTAAAATTAACTTTTGCATCAAAAATTAATTCATCCCCTGTTGCAGTGGTTATCGTATCAGGCCCTACTCTAACAATACCAGCAGTAATTTGTCCGGTGATAGCATCTGCGCCGCCACCCGATACCCTAGAATTAAGATATGCTTTAATTGCTCGCTGTGTTGGAATAACATTATTAGAATCAGCAGTGAACGTTGAATCTGTAGAGAACTCTCTAATAACAACTCCCGAGCCGCCAACGGTAACTCCGCCCAGTACCAACTCTTCTAGTCCAGTAAGTTCAAAAAATTGAGCATTTAATGTAACCGTACCAGTTGCCTGTTCAACCGCAAATAATTCTCCAACTCTAAAGTTACCATCTTGGTCAGTTGATGTATAGAACACTCGACCACCGCCATTTTCCTTAACTTCATCTTCAGGTGCTAGTACCGTGCCTTCAGGATTTAGAGTATCGGGATAATTAGTTTGTTCAAAATTTCCAAGTCCTATATCTAAGAAATCGTGTCCTGTTAAACGAACTTGACTATACAATTGACGAATTTCAACACTGGTATCGTGTTCAGGACTTTCGTCTCTTCCAAGATCTTTTGCGATTGTCAATCTTGCTGTAATATTCGGTGCTGAACCAGATAATACTACGGCTGTTAACAACTTGTAAGTATAATCGTTAATTCCGGATATGTTTACGTTGTCGCCAGGTCCAGGAATTCTAGTCATATTGCTAACTACGAGTTCAGTTCCTAACGCATACTGATCTTTATAACCATTACCTGTTATTGCAATTCTTGTACTGGTAGTTTCGTAACTTGTTCCTGCATTTTCAATAGTAGGGCCAGCGATAACACCGTTACCAATTCTAATAATGGTAAACACTTCGGAACTATTGTTAGGATCAGTAATAGTCATAACTGGTGCGCTGGTATAACCGCTGCCTGGTTCCCAAATATTGATCGACGACATTCTTCCAGCAACAACTACTGCTCTTGCCTCAGCTTTTCTTCCTGTGCTTATCGTTAAGGAAGATGTGCTATTAGTTGTTAAACCGCCAAGTACAAAAAACTTTCCGGGTTTTGTAATTGTTGAAAATGCTATAGAGCACCACGGTCCTGAGCTTCCGATATCTTCGTAGTCCCAAACTTTTCCATCTACAGATGTTGCAACTAAATTTGAACCAGTAGCAACGGCTACGAAAAGACCTTGAGCATACTTGATATCTCGCCAATCAGCACTTGCCAATGCAGTTTCTGTCCATGTTATGCCGTCAAAGCTAGTGGCAACTTCGGTAGCACCTGCATATCCTCCAGATAATGCTACAAACAAATTATTACCGTAGGCTAAAGAATAGCTACCCATGGTTAATGTACCTGTTGTCCAAGTTATTCCGTCTGTGCTATATGCCGTAGCTGCTCCAGTAATTGAAGAATCGCTTAACGCAGTAGTTACAAATTTTCCTTTTCCGTATTCAATAGCATTCCAGTCTGCACCCTCGGGTAAAGTTGCTGCAATCCATGTTGAACCGTCTGCACTATATGCAGCTTTTGTTCCACCGGCAGCTACAGCTACCCACTTGTTATTTCCGTAAGTAACGTCTCTCCACTCAGCAGTACTGCTCATAGTCATAGGAGACCAAGTTACTCCGTCTGTTGATTTTGCTGCTTGACCGCCTGTAGCGAATGCCATAAAAACACCGCCTACATATTTTACTTTAGTCCACAATGCTGTATTAGGCAATGTTCCGTTAGACCAAGAAGATCCGTCAACACTATAAGCTGCAACATTGCTATCTAACGCTACTGCTACATATCTTTGCGGACTAGAAGCAACACTAGTCCATTGTCTAGATGTTGGCATAGTCACGCTTTGAGTCGTAAAGCCAGGAGTACTAAAAGTAATTCTAGGCTCAATAAAATAATTGCTGGTGCTGTCTAATAAAGACTCAATGGCTGTTCCTTCAACTAAATGGCTCCATCCTAAACAATGTAATGACATTGTTCCACTTCCATTAATTAAATTAAATGCTGCACCGCCCAACGTGTCACTAATTGTAATAGTTGTATTGTCTTCAATAGTTTTTACATAGTAAACAGAGTTATCCTGAATATTTCCAAACTTAGTTCCAACAAAAATTATAGGATCATCAACTGATAAATGAGCTGCTGAACTAATTGTTATTTCATTTCCGCTTGAACTTGTGGCTGTTGCTGTTACTACAGCTTGGTATTCTAATCCAATATAGGCGTACTTTCCTGTGGAATCATATTCTGCAATGTATCCGTATTGACCTGTGCCTGTACCTCGACCAATTACTAATCTCATTCCACGATAATTAGATGCTAAATTTTCATCCGAACCTGCTAGTTGTATTCTAAGATTATTGCCGCCTTGGGATGCGTTTGTAGCAAATGCATACCCGCTACCGCCTGCTGCTGAGCTATCACCCGGATCTGCGATTCTTACTTCATAAACCCCACCATCTCTAAATTCGTTCATGGTAAAGGATGCATTTTGACCCGAGCCAGTTATTGCAAAATTGCCTGAGGAATACTCAACACCTGCATTAGAGAAAAATACCTTTAGAAGATTTCCTTGGGGTCCTGCCAATGTTTGATATACATCTGCATCATAATATCTGTTATTAACTCTTGCTGTGATTGGATCTTCAGCAATATTAAAGCCTTCGGATACTGCGCCAAACGTTCCGTAAGAGCAGTTACCGTTTGTTCCTCGTATCTTGCCGCCATTGGTGCTTAGATAACCAATATGGTTATAGTAGGTAAACACCGAAACAACTTCCGATCTTCCTGTTCCGTTCGCCCATACCCCAATACCGTCTGATAAAATTTGTGTGAAATCGTTGGCAACAATGGTTTGATTACCGCCTGCATGTAAGTTTCCGTCAATCTTCAAACCCACACATCCTGTACCAAAGGTTGTAACGTTTTGAACATACGGCGATTTACTACCAACCCAAGCTGCGGTATCTCCTACACCCCAACCTGGATCTAAACTAGCATAAGCACCGGCTGTAGGTCTACGAGTTGTGTAGATATTTGGAGAACTTAATGTTCCTTCTAATCCAGACAATGTCATGTTTCGTAGACCAGTTCCGTCCCTTAACAAAAACATATTTTGAATTTTATTTTGATCGTAGTTGCTAGCATTAATAAAATAATTAGCAGCTTCAATAATTTGATAATTTCCGGTATATCCCATGTCATATAATAATCCAGTGATTATTTTAGAAATATCATAGTCCCATCGTGTGGGAAGCTGATATGAAGGATATTCGTCTTGTATGTATAACGCTATTTCATTCTTTAAAAATGCTAAATTGTTTACTATTTGTAATCTAGCATTTAATATGTTAGCGTTAGATGTTAACGTGTTTGAACCTGTTACTGAAACAGGATTTTGATTTTCTAATCTTTCAACAAATTGTGAAAGTAAACTATTTGTAATCAACGTTTCGGATACGGTAGCTGCTGTTCCTGAGAAATTTTGAGGCACATCGCCGTAAAGGACCGAGTCAGGTGCTAGAGTTTCATCTCCTACCGGAAGTTCTTGTATTACAAATTTAACAATAAATTCTAGATAAGTAGCTGCTGCTGAAATCTTTTCAATATAAGACTGCTCTAAAAGATTGTTTGCAGGTCTAACGGTTACGCTTCTAACTTCATCGCCTATAATAGCCACAAATGCTGGTACACGTATTGGCAATATTTCATCATAGTCGCCGGTCTTAACAAAAATACTAGCATATCCTGTTACGTTTTCGGTTGCGTATCTAATTGTTCTCCACGGACTCTGAGGGCTAGTACCAGCTGTAGGCACATCTTCGCCAAATTCTGCAACAAAGTATGCTTTGTTTGAATCCCTAGTGTATTCCCAAGATATCTCGCCGTCTTTTGTTGTTAAGGTACGGCCTTGCTCTCCAACGGCTAGTGCCTTGTATCCAATTGTGCTGCCATCTTCTGTAGGGCCAAATGTTCTAATGTCGCCAACTAATTTTAATCTATTAATCCTATTACCGTCAGTAATTTTTGCCCAATATCTTCCTTCTAGTGTACTACCTACTTCACCGTCATCGTCTGGTCGATTTTGTTGGTCGCTAACGTGTTTGTCTAAACATCTGTAAGAACTAGAGACCCATACTACGGTATCTCCAGCCCAATATGTTTCTCCTTGATCCCAAACACCTCTCCATCTTATACCATCAATTAATAAATCCCAATATTCTGAATTAGTAGTGCTTCCATCATTTAAGAAATCAGGATCTTGATTAGTACTATCTTGTAATGCAGAATATAGATTTCCTCCGCGACGTACAACATCACCTAATCGATATGATGTCAAAGAATTCCATGCACCTCTAATTTTTGAACCTTGGAATAATAATTCCCAAGTTAATGAATTAGGGTCACTTGGGATTGCACCTTGGTGTTGAGTAAGACTATAATAAATGTTTCCACCAAAGCGTACAATATCTCCAGATTGATATAATGTTGTAGTTGACCATTCGACATCAAATTCTTGTCCTGGGCAAAAGACATCAAAATAGCTTATGTCTAGTGTGGAACCAGATAAGTGGAAAGTATTAGCCTTATATAGATATGATCCATATTTTACAACATCGCCAATCTTATACGTTGTAGTTGGTGTCCACGTACCTTTATTCTCGATTCCTTCAAAGACCGTAGACCATTTTGCTTGATCAGCCGGCAATCCGCTGTTGTCACTATTTGATGATACGTGAGGAATTTCACATTTATAAATGTTACCACCAAATTTTACTAGATCGTTGGATTTGTATCTATGACTTACTTGCCAATCACCTTTCCAATCATCGGAAATACTGACAACATTCCAAAATGCACTAGCTGCTTCTAAACCCTCTTCCTCACCGCCTGCTGATTGATGAGATGTATTGCATCTGTAAACTTTTCCGCCGTATCTAACTAAATCATTAACTTTATAATAGGTATTAGGTGTCCAGTTAATTTTCCAGTCTTGTGAATTTAATTGTACGGTCCAATTAGCTATTTGAGTTGGAAAATCTACTTCATGAGAAGCAGCAACGTGTGCAGTAACGCATAGGTAGGTTGTGCCTCCTAATTTAATAATATCCCCAACTTTGTAATACGTATCTGGAGTCCAGGCGCCTAACCAACTAACACCGTCTGCTACCAATTCCCATTTAGGAACTAGCAACGGTGGAGTATCGTTATTAAAATACTCTAAGTCAGCATAAAAATTTTGATTTGCAATATGAGATTCAACACTAGCATATACTTTCCCGCCGTAACTGACTACGTCGTCGGGATTGTATCTGCTAAAAGGAGACCATTCTCCTTGCCATGTGTATTTGAATCTACTAAGTTTAAATTCTGCCATTTAAATTAATCCTCTGATGCGCCGGAGTCATATTCATGTCCGTTATTGATTTTTGCAACAAGCTGGCCGTCATTGTCTATATAATAAAATATAGCTCGATCGTCCCAACGATATTGTTGATATCTTAAATTTTCAAAAGCAGGATTGTGATTTACATCTATCCCTTCAAAAAAATCAACACCAACTTCAAAGTCCGTATAATTTCCCGACGGTTCACCAATATTATTCAATTCGATCGTTTCGTTACTTTTTAACTGATCGCTTCTTTGTAAAAACAAACTACCGTTTTCATTTTTTCTTAGGCCGTAGAAAAATCTAGGAGTATCGCCTAACCTTGTATACGGGTCGTTTCCTAAATAATAATTATTATTCATATTTTATCCTTATGATATTTCTACATAACTAACCACTACATCAACACTATCAGCAGTGTCACTTTTAATTCTTAATCCTGCGGTTTCAGGAAGAATTAATTTCTCACCGTTGGTAATAATTTTTACCGCAGAATTTGGACTTATGGTTAGTCCTTTTACATATGTTGCTTGTTCGCTATCTTCACTGACTACAAAAACATCAACACTCACGGTGTCGTACTCTGTTACATTGGCTATGTTGCAACCAATAACCGTAGCTCTAAACCCCACTGGGACCTGAACAACATCAACTGGAGTTGTTCCTATATTTTTGTTAACAGCATGTTTAAATGTTGTTGGCATATTTCTTTTATCCTAATATCAAAGCGAATCTAATCGCAATGTCGTTCGCTGTTGATTCAGAGACTGCACCAATTGTACCTGCAGGGCTGACCCAGCCGCTACCGTCCCAAATTTCTAAAGCCTTTGAATCTGTATTATAACGTGTCATACCTTCTACAGCATAGGCAGTAGGACGTTCTCCAGTTGTTCCAACTGGTGGTATAAATGCATTAGTACCATTAATTTTAAAATAGCCAGTACCAGTATGATTTATTTCTGTTATACCATTAGTTGCTGTATTTGTTATAGTGCTACCACTAATTGAAAAATCGCCAATCCTAACTGAACCAGTGCCGTTGGCATCAATGATTAAATCTTGTCCGGTTGTAGTAGAAATAGCATTATCAAATAATTGAATATTCCCAACATTAAAACTACTTAAATTTAAATTAGTAGCAAAAATTCCCTGAGCATAGATATTTCTCCATTTGTAAGAAGAAGAACCTAGATCATATGTTATATCACTTTCTGGTATTAAATCGCTCTGAATACTAGCATTAATCGTAATGCTGTCTGTTATGCTGTCACCAATGATTAAATTCCCGCCAATTGTAATATTGCCTTGCGCTGTAATATTTCCGCTTACTGATAAATTTCCTGTAATATCAGTAGAAGACAAAATATCAACTATGCCGGTGCCGTTGGTTCTCAATTCTAAGTTTGCATTAGAACTAATAGTAGAAATAGAGTTTCCGTCTAATTCTAAATCATTAACAATTAATCTGGAATGGTATGCTGTGGCTTCACCGGCTGCTGCAACAAAGCTGATTGTTTGAAGATTGCTGCTAATGGTGTTACCAGTGATGTTAAAGTTACCAATGTTTAATTGGTTGGTAATCTCTAAATCTGTTGTTCTTGTTGTACCTACTACGTCTAGGTCGTATTGAGGAGTAGCCGTGTTTATACCGATGCGCCCTGGATCAACATCAAGATAGAGTAGGTTCGTCTCAAAAGCTAAATCAATTCCGTCTCGTACGAGATTAGCCTTTAAGAGCGGACCGGAAATACGACCAATCGCCATCTGCTCTCCTAAATACCCCGTGTTTCACGGTTAACCGAATTCTCAGCTTTCGCTCTATGCTGGTTTACCACAGGTTGACCATAGGAAGGATTGGTCATCCTTCCTAATCACTAGTATTTAGTCAGATTAAGGATTTAGCCGAAGACTAGGGTGTAAATGTGACCCAATTCTTCCATGACGGCCGGGGTTACAACAACGCCGCCGCCGGTGGCTACTTGCCATGTTGTGCCGTCAAAACATTCAAGATAGTCAAGGTCTGTATTCCAACGAGTTTCACCAATTTCTATTCCCGGTCTTTCAGCTGCTGTTCCGGCTGGAATTCTTATAGCATTAGTATCTGTAATTGTTAGATAACCAGTACCTGTGTGAACCAAGACTAAATTTTGTGAAGCAGTATTATTAGTTATAGTTCCTTGATTGAATGTTAAACTTTCAATGGTGATATTACCTGTACTAGAATTTAATACAAGGTCATCGTTGCTCTGTATAGAAGTAATTGTATTACCAGAAATCTGCATTTGAGAGCTAATGATAACAGAATTAGTTTGAATATTGTCTACCGCTGATAAATCTGCAACTCCCATTTCTGCCCATCGCTTATCTGATTTACCAAGATCGTATGCTAGTGTAGTTCCCGGTGTGATATTTTGAGAAAAATCAGGAGTAATAGTTACGGTATCGATAGGACTATCGCCTATTATAAATTGTCCGTTTAATTGAACGGTGCCAGCAGAGTTAATATTTCCTGTTACTCCTAAATTTCCAGTAATTGCCGTAGAAGCTAATATATCAACTTTTCCAGTACCGCTGGCATCTATTTCTAAATTTTGATTTGAGTTAAGAGTTTGAATATAATTGTCTTTAAGTTCTAGATCAGTGTTTAAAACTTTTCCATATTCTACATATGCATCAACGCCTGTTGGTGCGATGATAATAGGACCAACGGTGGTAGTGATTGTGCCGTTGGTGTTAAAAATTATATTATCAATTTCTGCTCGTGTTCCGTTAACTATACCGTTGGTAAATTTTGCCGTAGAGTTAATATCTAAATCCACATCAGGAACGCTAACATTAATTCCTAATTTTCTTTCATTAACTTCTAAAACCAGTAAGTCAGGATCTACGGCAGCATTTCTGAATGTAAGATTAACTCCGTCCCTAACTAGATTGTTTAATAGTAATGGTCCAGAAATGCGGCCTAGTTGTGACATAATTAGTTTGCGTATCCAAAGAATATTGTAACATACTTGTCTGTAGGAACCGGACTAGTAAACACAATTCTAGTATCTCCTATAGTTCCACCGTAATCATATGTTAGATTAAAGTTAGTATCTGAAATTTGCATAACGTTTTCAACTAACACTATGATATTATTTTCAGAACTAGGAATTTGATCTAGTGGTCCAAATGTTGTTTCGACATCGTCGCCAGGTCCTAACGTTTGTTTTTGTATTGCTGCAGACCCTGGGGCTTTAACGACTTCCCATACTCCACCAATATATGCTTCTAATCCAATTTCATTAATACCGTCTGGTCCTAGACTGGTATTATATCTTATGAATCCATTTCCGCCGTTAGGGGTGCGCACTCCGCTTAATTGTGGACGTTGTATTGTAGTACCTTTTGGTAGTCGCAATGCTCCGGTAAGATCCATAACGGCTCTTCCGTAATGATTAGTAAACAACGTATTGTCGCTGGGACTAAATTTGCTAAGTGTTTTCTGTTTTAAGAATTTCATACTGGTAACGAACTCACGGTTATACTTAATAAGTTAGCGGCACTAGCAGTTGCTCTAATTTGATCTCCAGAATTTAAAACTATTCTTTCATCACTGAAAAATACCGTTTCTCCTGCAGGAACAATTAAATTTTTTACAATAGTATTGGTATTGCTGCTAACACCTCCACTGATAACTAAATTTAAAGTTAATGTCGAACTATTAATCGTTTCGTCTGTTAAGTTTGGCGTTCCTGTATTACAAACTATAATACAAGTCACAGCATTTGTTTGTCCACTAACACCCGGGCCAATAGGAGCTCCTGTTGTGCTGCTAGTATAAACTAATGTGTCGCCAGTGGTAGTTAATTGTGTGCTGTATATCATTTGTTATCTCTTAAAATATCATGCTAAAAACTAATGCTTTGTTTTTGCTAATTAGCTCGTCATTCTTTATAGTGTTTGTAAAATACAAACCAGTTGTGCCAACTCCAACAGATCCTCCATAAATTAAACTACTATTAGCTACAGAAGCAGGTGTTGCTCCGTGATTGTTAAATTGCATAGCATAAGTAATTTCAACTTTTCCTGTGCCGTTTGTTTCAAGTTTAATATTTGCGTTAGTGTTAATTGTTTGAATAACAGCCGCATCGGGAATCAACGGATTAGCAGGTGTTGGATCTTCTGTAAAAAATGTAACTCCTGCTAGCTGTACTCTATTAGAAAAGAATTGACCTACAATATTATCATCTACAACTACAGAAATTAAACTTTCGCTAGGTTGAACAAAATAAGGACCTATCGGAAACAACAACGGATCAACTGGGCTACCTATGTCAAACGCTACGGTCCTAGTATCACCTCTTAAAATTTGAAAGGTTGGGTTAGTTTGAATAGCATTATCAACATATGCTTTATTAGGAACGTCATCGTCGTCTGTAACTTGTAGTTCGTAGGCCGTAGTTCCCTTTACTGATAATACCCCAGTTCCTGTTCCGATTAAGGTTAAATCCCCAGTTCTATTTGTATTAGGATTTAAAGTATCGCTGTCAGTTAACAGCTCTGTTAATCGTAACTTACTAGGCAAAAATCCTGTGCCTGTTTTTATGTTCCAGCTATCATCACTTTCGTTATAGACAAAGAACGTAGGATCTAAAGTTCCTCTATCAATTTGAATGCCGGCAGTACCTAAAGTAACACCGGCACCAGTTTCACCATAGTTTAAAGTGATTATATTATCTTGAACGTTTAAGTTTTCGGCAGAAACGGTTAATGTATCACCGTCAACAAGCAAATTACCAGTTACTCTTACTTCCCCAACACCGGGCCCGGTATCTAAGGTAATTGTTTTACCTTCACCGGTTTTGATGTTATAGTCGCCGTTGACCTGTAGATATTGTCCCATACCAACCCTTAAATTAGATTGCTGTTAAAATTAATAATGTTTGCGATGAATCGTCTGTTAATGTCCACTTATATCGAACACCATTAAAGTCTGTAGCAATTTTGTTTGTTAACTTTCGAAGAGTAATCGGAGATCCATTTAGTATTCCTACTAAAGTTGCTTCGCCGTTATTTACTGGATCACTATTAGTGCCCTGTACTAGTTTGCATCTTACATTAGCTGCTGGAGGCGAAACGTTATCAGCATTGCATAGAAATGTCCTAGCACCTTTTTGTCTAGCGATATAGCCTTCTAATACCGAGCCATCTGTTTTAAATCTAATTGGAAGATTATTTCCTGTAAGTAATCCTGTTCCTGTTCCTGTGCCTACTGAACCAAACCATCTTTTATTAATTGGGCGTCCCATTTGTTTCTCCTTAAATTTGACGTTTTAGGTCTACGCAGAGGGATTCTGCATAAATCTGTATCTATTGTTAGATATAATATTTATCCTTCTAGTGCATTATTAAAATTGTAAGTAGTGCTCAGTTCTGTAACTCTTCCAATATAAACTTCATCTAATCTAACAATGGTAGCTGTCACTGATACTATATCAACTATATTTGTTCCTACAAACATATCTACAGGTATAGCTCCAACATGTTTTGCGTGATGTATTAGTTTCTCTGCTCCGCTAGGCTTTATTA